CTCCTCCATTGCAACCCCGAACCCTTTATAGGTTCGCATTGATACACTGTGACCGTGAACTCCCTCGTGAACGAGAGTTTTCATGCCGTGATACTTTTGCTGTTTTTCAAACACGCTTGCGCTCGCCGGAATTTTTCGATCGAGAAGTGCGATCGCGTCGTCGGCCGAACTTACGCGGAGCGCAATCTTGCCCGAATTGTAATGCAACCCCAACACTTTGACCATTTCGTCGGCCTCGTGGAGCTCGAGCATTGCGAGCGCGTCGTCGATCCCGTGGATCGCGTCTTTTGAAACGAGACCATACTCGGCGAGTAACCCGTTGAGTTCCTGTCGTGCGACGATTTGCGCTTGCGGCGTGATCGCGACACCGGCTCGAGCGGTGCCGGTCGTCGTCGTGACTCTCGCCTTGAGAGCATCCGACAACCGTTTCGTCGAAAAAGCATTGATCGGTTTTGTCTGGTGCTCCTTGAAAGGGGGAAAAGGTTTCGTCGGAGGTTCGATCCCGGGAGGTGTCGGAATTTGCACCGACTCGGCGCCGAAAGATTCCCACGATCCGGCCTCGGTCGAAACGTCGACCGTGCACCGGCACCGATAGTGATACGGAGGGAGAGAGAGACCCGAGTCGGAAAGCGCCTTCGAATCCTCCGGCCCTTGCTTGCCCGGCAACCCGGATCCAATCCCCTGCAAGCGTTCCATGCCGCGGTTTGAATCTTGGATCCACGGGTGCACCGCTTTGACCGCCTCTCGCGACGACTCGGGATCTCCCGGGATATCCGCGATCGCGAGCTCCTCGCTCATTTGCCGAGCGCCTTGCTCGACGGTGAAAATCTTTCCATCCATATAAGCACACACACGACACGTTCGCGAGTCTTGCGGATTTCGGATCTCGTATTTCGTAACACCGAGATCGATAAAGGAACGCATTTGACCATGCACCCGACCGACGGTCGCGGCGTTAGCTGCGAGACCCTCGAAATATTGCGCTTGAGTGCCGCGCCAACCTCGCGGAGTGCGGACATGAGAAAGGTTTTCCTCGACGCGTCGTTGCATGAGCTCGCCGGCAACTTGCCGATTCGTGCCGGCCTCGACGAGCGACTCTCGCGCGGTGCCTCGGATCGAGCTCGAAATGTTGTCGTCGTAATGTCGGCCGATCCAAAACACTTGCCTCTCGGCGAGAGCTCCGGCCGCGGCCGTGTCGATCAGATCAAACGTAGGAAGCGCAACGGCCGCTCGCGGAACGTCCGCTTTTTTGACTGGCTTGACCTCCTCCGACTTTTGTTGCCGCGCCTCGAGGTATCCGTCGCGCCTCTCGACGTGTCGGAACACCCGCTCGATCTCGTCGGCGTAAAACAAGAGAGGCTTGTTCGCTTGCCAACCGCGATCGGTCTTGCCTCCCTTGCCGGATCCGTCGCCCTCGTAAACCTGGAAGTATGCGACGCCGTCTTTCCCGACGGCGTTTGCCGCTTGCCTGATCACCCGGTCGCGCGCCTCGGGACTTCGGATCACGTTGAGCACGTTCGCGACCGTCGCAGTCGCCGCCCGGCCGTCTCGGATTCTCTCGGCCGCTCTCCGGTTGTGCACCTCGGAGCGCGCGAAAGGATCCCAAACGACGTTTGTCACTCCCCGGCCGGCGAGATACCGCGTCGCCGTCTCAAACTTCCCTCCTCCGATATCCGCGTTGATCTTTCCGCGTTGAAACTTCGCCCGGCGAAATACCGTCGGGATCGTGTTGACCGAGGTCTCCTCGCTCGTAACCGACTGAATCGGGATCGACCATAGGTTGCTTTTTTTGACCTCGGCCGAAAACGAGGTCGGTCCGGTATACGCGAGCGTTCCTCGAGTAAGTCGACCGCCCTTTTTCCAGCCGGCGATTCTCGCGAGCCTGTAGATCTCGAGAAAATCTTTCTTGTGTCTCGGTCCAACCTCTCGAGCCCACCCGGACATAATCCCCTTGACCGCTCGTGAGATCTCGTTGGCACTCTTTCCGGCGCGCGCCATATTGCCGGCACGCTCGACCGCGCGCCGCTTGCGAGCGTTCCATTTCGCTTCATAATACTCGCGGAGACGAGTTTCGATCCGCGCAATCCGCGCGACCTCGGAGATCCCGATCGCTTTCGCAAGGATTGCGTCCGCGGCCGCGATCGCCTCGTGCAACTTGTCGAGCGCGATCGTCAAATCTCCTCCTCCTCGTCGTGCTCGTGAGGCAAGTCGGCCTCCTCGCGCCACCGTTTTTCTAGTCGGTCTCTCATGCTCACGATCCGTTCGATCATCTCCTCCTCGTCGACGAGAGGGAGATCCGAGTCGGTGAGCATCTTGATCGCCTTGAGCGCGGTCACCTGTTGACCAACCTCCGACGGGTCGGCCTTGTTTTTCACGGCCTCGGCCATTGTCTCGGAGAAAGGTCGGTCGGCCGGGAAGTCGGGCGGGAACGGTGGGAGCTCAAACCCGAGGATATCCTCGAGCATGATCCGCGCGATCCTCGGTGTCATGCCTCCGGTTTTCTCTGAGCCTCCGAGGATTTTCACGAGCTCGGTGTTGTCGGTCGTGTTAGGCGAGTTGCTTTTGAATTTGTGCAACGTGATCCCCATTGCCGGGAAAATTCGCAAGTTGATAAAGTCGTCGAAGTCGTCGCGTTCCGGCGCGAAAATCTGTTCGTCGGCCATGCGACGCGACGCCTCGACGGTCGCTCTCGTATACTCGTCGGTCCGACCGACAAGGAGAGGAGGCAACCGAAACGAACGCCGGATCTTGTCCTGATTGTTTTTCGAGTAGTTTTGAAACAGCGCGTCCTTATGTTGCTCCGAGGTGAGAGGCTTGACGTCGATCTTGACTTGACCCGCGTCCTCGCCTTCGACGTCCGGTGACTCGGCCTCGAGGAGTAAAAACTTGCTGTAGTTGTCTTGACCCTGAATTTGAGACTCGACGAAATCCTTGATCCTGTCGATCGACCCTTGAGTGAGTTGACCGTTGCTTATGAGGAGGAGCATTGACGGAATATTGTTGTTTTGGAACGTGATATAGTTGATTTCCTCGGCCGCACGATCTCCAAAGATCGAGAGCAAATTTCCGACGTACCTCGGGATCCCATAAGGCGAACGCGTTGAATAAAGTTTGAGGTGTACGATCTCGTTTGCTCGCTTGTCGATCGACACCGGATTTTTTTCGGTCTCGAGTGCGCCGTCGTCGCAATTGTAATGCCGAGGATCTCCAAACTCCTTGAACCACCGGAGCGCAAGACCACCGGCAAAAGAGAGATCGCGTCGGTGTATGATCCGGCCTTGCACGAACCGACGGAATCGGAGGTGCATCTTGATCTTTTCGATCTTGATCGACCCGTCGGCCTGTAGTTGCAGCATGGGAACGTCGACGAGTTGAAACTCGGGCTCGAGCTTTGCAAGTCTCATTTGGTAAGCCGGGATATGCGAAAACGACTGGATCTTGCCGGCCGCGTTTCGAATCACCTCGAAATAAGCGTTGCCGGTGTGCTCGATATCGACTCGGAGCTTGCGCCGAAACTTTGTGAAGGAATCCGGGAACGCGGCATACGCGAAAAAGTTGTCGAGCTTGACCCTCTCGATCTTGACTTGCTCGACGACCTTTTTCTCGGCGTCGGTGAGATCCGGCTTGCCGACGTTGACGCGCGGAATCAATCGGTGCCCGAATCCCTCGATATTGATTTCCATTGCCGCGACACATTGCCCGAGCTCGGTGCTATGCTCCGAGAGCATTGAGAGCGTGAGCAACTCGAAAGGAGGCTCGATCACCTCGCCGGTCTCGATCAAACTCTCGAGCGGATCCTCCGGCAACTGTTTCGACTTGCCGGCTTTCGCGTCGACGGCCTCGGCGATCGATTCTTGCTTTTGAAGCGGAAAGACGAGAGCGCGCACGTTGTGTTTTGCGTTCCGTTTCGAGAATTCTTGTTGCGTTGTTTTCGCGGTGTCGGTCATGTTCTCCTCCTATAGTAAACCGGGCTCCTCCGACCGACCCGGTCTCCTTTTCTTTTTCTTGCGGCTCGTGCGATACGCGAGATCGAAAGCGTCGAGCCCGTCGCGGAGTTTGTACCCCGGGAAAAGCACGAATTGATCGATCAACGGCGCCATGTTGCGCCGGAAAAAAACTCGCTTGCCCTCGAAAAGCGGTTGCAACTTGAGTGCGCGAGTCATTTTGTCCTTGTCGGTGTAAATCGGGATAAACCGGAGATCGCGATCCTCGTGCTTGACTTGCTGATAAAACGCTTTCTGGTATGCGTTCGACTCGACACCCGATCGGATCGGGTCGTGATTATCATAGATCTCGACCGCTTTTTTTGTTTGCCTCGGGAACGAGAGATATCCGAGAAAATACTCGAGCACGTAAACGTTCTCGGACATATCGATCCCGATCACGACCGTCGCGAATTGCGCGTTGTCTTTCGTCTCTTTCTCACTCACCGCGAGGTCGGTGCCCTGGTAAATTCGAAGCGATCGCGGGATATCCGCGTCGTCGACAACTTGGCAATCGTCGTATTGAAATACCGCGCCTTTCATTGCCTCGGTGTCACATTGATATTGTGCGTTGAAAATGATCGTACCCGATTTCTCTTTTTTATCTTCGAACCATTGAGAGGTGTGTTTCTCCGGCCAAGGAGAAAGACCGTTTTCGTCGAGTGCGGGGATCACCCGGTGCTTTTCGCGGAGCTCATTGTGTATAAGGTGCCCGTACAAGTCGTCGTAATGATATCGCGTGCCGAGTCGGTGATACTCGCCGCGGTGCTCGACCTCCGAGTCGGGAGGCTCGAGACACGGCTCGAGCGTTTGATAATACCACGTCCGCACTTTATCGCGCATGTAACGCGTTCGACTGTTCTCCTCGTCGATCAAGTCGTCGGCAATAATTATGTCGACGTGCCGCGAGACAATCGTCGCGTCGCAACCACAACACGAGATCGACGGCTCCTTGTACGGTTTTGTTCGAGGGAGCACCTCGATCTCGAATTCATCCCATTTCGAGACGCGCCTCGGATCGTAATACTCGCCGAAAATTTCCGAGAGTCGTTGGTTGCCCTCAAAGTGATTTTTGATCTCCTTGAGAAACGATTTCGCGTTGCTCGTTGTCTTGCTCGCAATGAGGATTCGCAAGTCGGGGTTTTTGAGGAGGAGGTGAATCGACTTGACCACGGTGCAGATCGTTGATTTGCCGGCGCCGCGATACACGAGTTGCAGGTTTTCGGGGTGTTCGAACTGAAACTTGAGCATAGCAAGGTGAAACGGTTGCACCTCGTAACCGAGGATCAACGTCGCGAGGAGGTCGATCCGATTGCGATCGATCACCGCACGCCGGATCAACTCGTTGCTCATGCCCTTGTAATGGGAATAAAGATCCTCGAGTTGCGCTCGCGACGCGTCGGCGAGAACTCGAGGATTTCCCTCGAGCAACGATACAACCGAACCACCCATGCGCCGCCCCTTATCGTGTTTGACCGTCGAAACCCGCGACGCGTATCGTCGTCTTGAAACCGACGCCGGTGTTGCCGGCCGTGACCTTGACCAACATGATCCGGCCGAGGCATTCGACAACCGTTTGCCAACCGGCGTTCACGGCTTTCGCGGCAAAGTCGAGCGGAGTGTGTTGTGCGACGAACTTGTCGACCTCCTCCGACCAAAAATGAACACTTATGGCAGGCGCCGCACCCCCCTCGGGGTGCACGCCGATCAACGCGAACCGATTTCCCTGCATAACAATTCCCGATCCTTTGGTTGCAACGTCGGCCGGGTCGTTTGCGTTTTCGAGGTATCGGTGAGTCACAAATTCGGGCGCCTGTTTCGGCGCGCTCTGAATCGGTTTTGCTGGCATTGCGTTCTCCTTTGCGGGAAAAGGGAGACCGGCCTCGTTGAGATCCTCCCCGGGGGGGAAAGGGAGATTGATCGGAACTTCGGCCGGCCTCCCAACTGTTGCAGCCGTCCTACTCGTGCGCGACGAACCGGCAGAGCTCACCGCTCACGTTGAGATCGGTATCCGCACCGAATGCGAAACCGTCCGACAACGGGGTGATCCCGTTGGCTGTCACGAGCGAGATCGTGCCGTCGGTGATCGTCTTGATCGCCGAGTCGTCGGCCATGCCCTCGACCCATTCGCCGCGAGCGAGACCGCCGACGTTGAACACGTGCACCGCTTTCGGCCGGAACCCGACCGTCCTCACATTGAGATCCGCGCCCGTGCCGTAAAAGGAACCGACCACTGTCCGATTTACTCCTGAGCCCATTCTACACCTCCTTGAGGGTATCGCTCCTTGACGGCGTCGGCACTGAGCAAGATACCGAGCCTGTCCCGGGATCGGAACTGGGAGCTTGGTTGATAAGTTGATCGTGAATCTTGGAAACGCAACGAGGACAAATTCGGAGAGCTTGCAAGGGGAACACAACCGCGAGGTTGAGATCCTCTCCGCACGTGTTGCACTTGAATCGCCAACTCCGCGCCTCCTCCTCGGGAGACAAAATCCAGATCGCCCACGTTGCAAGGTGAACGTCTGGTTTGCCCTCCTCGATCATCCGAGATCCTCCGACGATGTTATTTGATACCATGCGGGAAACCTACTTGTCCAGATCCTTGATCAAGTCCTCGGTGAGCGCGAAAGGAATCGGGGATCCTCCCTCTAAATCCTCGCGCCGGATCCGACCGTCCTCGATCGCGAGCTTGAGATTGACCAACCGGCGCCGCGCGTCGTTTTCATACGGCCACATTTTGAAATACGGCCACCCGGTAAAATGCTCGACGATCCACTCGAGAGTTGAGTTGTTGATCGATCCGTATCGCCAGAAATTGACCGCGAGGTTCATTGCGTATCCGCGGAGCTCGGCCCTCGTGCGCCACGATGCCGGGAGAGGCAAGACCGAAACGAAAAAACCGACGGCGCCGATCCCGACCGAGAGCCACTTGATCCACGCGGCCGGGCCGGGAGTCGGAGCAACGAGAGCACCGACGAGGATCAAGAGAAAGACGACCGCGAGGATTTGGGGGAACGCATATCCGATCGTAAACCGGAACCAACCTTGCGTCTTACGATCCCACAAGTGAACGAACTCGTGCATGAGGATCTTGAACGCCGTTGTCGGACTGTCGGAGACAAATTTTTTCGAGGGAAAATAGACTCGAGGGTATCGTGTTGTCGTGTACCGGGTGAGGTAATCGCGATTGAAAAGCCACACAAGCGCGGCGATCACCTTGCTCGACCATGCCTCGTTTTTGTATCGGATCTCGAAACCCGGGATCGTCTGTTTCACGAGTTGCACTCCGCGATCAAAAAGATTTGCTTTCGCCATTGTCACACCTCACTTTCAACCGCTTTTCCATCGTTGCGATCCTCGATCCACTTGAGCACGTCGCGCGCGGTCGCGATCATGAGGTCGCGGTTTTTCTTTGGAACGCGATCCCAAGGAACCGAGCTCGCCTTGCGCGTCGAGTATTCGAAAAAGGGAGCGAGTCTCTCATATATCTCGTGGAACGCTTGCGCGAGCGCCTCGGGTGTTACGCAACCGGGCGCCAAAGAGTCGCCCTGTTTCCAATAAGGAGGTTCGTCGATTTCGAGGAGAGCTTGTTTGTAATCACCGCGGAATCGCACCGCGCGATCGTCGACGTATGCGACGGCCGGCACCTTGCGATCCGTGACTTCGGCGACATACTCGGCGAGACCATGCGAACGCAACCACGCGTCAACACCCTTTGGATCTTTCGTCGAGAAAATCACGACTCGAAAACCTCGCGCGGAGAGCTCCTCGAGAAACTCAAACGCGCCCGGCCGAGGGGGATCCCAATGATCCGAGCCTTGCCAACCTTGATAAAAATCTAAAACGCCGTTGAGGTCGACGCACACCGTTGGATTTTTAGACACTGCCTCACTCCTTGACTATCCTCCGGCCGCGGTGCACCTTGTTTGCTTTCGCTTTGTTCGTGCGCGGCTTGCCGTCTGATAGCATTGGAGCGGAGCGGTGAAGCGTTCCGGGATCGAGATCAATTAAGTTGACCTCGCCGATCGAGAGCATGAGATCCTCGAGCTTGAGGAGCTCGTGCGCGATCGTCGCGCGCAATTCCTCGTCGCCAAGTTTGGCAACGACAACCCCGACCGCGAGCTCGCGTCGCTCCGCTTTTCGTTCAATTAGACCAAAGTCTTGCCCGACTTTGATCACCTTGTCGTAAATATCGGAACGCGCTTTCACGGCCGAGACAAGTGCGGTGTAGTGTTTTTTATTGTCGAACTTTTCGGACATTGCGATCAGATCGCGAATGCACCCGGCTTGCTGGATCACATATTGAGCGTATATCTCCTCGGTGCGACGACCGCGGAGATTGTCGGCCTCGAGCGCGAGTGCCTCGTTTTTGATCTTGTAATACGACTCGGCCTCGAGGGAGAGCTCGCCCATGATTTCCGAGTCGGTCTTGCCGTCCTCAATTTTCGAGAGGACATGCGCGACCCGGCCGGCGTGCTCAATCCGATCTATGTCTAGACGATCTGTCAATTGTCGGCGCCTCCGATTTCGTTGCAATGGTAACAGGGGGAAAACCGGCCCGTCAAGACCCTCGAGAGACGGTGTCTCCCAACCGGTGTCACTCAAGACACCGGTGAGAGTCGAACCGTGATTGTAGGAGAGACGCGAGCGGGGGATCTAGGGGTTGGCCTCGGCCTCGGTCGAGGAGGAGCTCTCGGAGGAGCTCTCGGCCTCGAGCGTCGGAGGGAGATCGGTGAGCCCGTCTTGCAACCACCCGGCCGGGATCCCGGCGAGCGACGCGAGGACTTGCAAGTTTTCGGTATGCGGCCGGGCGCCATTGCGCCACCGACCGAGCACGTTGCGCGAGACGCCGCAAATCTCACTCACCTTGCGATCGGATCCGAGTCGGTCGACCGCGAGCATGATCGCCATTTCAACCGACGAGCGCCGGCGACTCTTGCTTTTTCCCTTGCCAAAGTAAAAAATCAACTGACCTTTCGACATGACTTGCTCCTTTCAAGGCAACCACGCCTCGAGTTTGGGTTTCAGATTTTCCGCGTATCGCACGAGAGAGGCACCCTCGAGACCTCGCACAATCCAAAGATCGACGTGATACTCGAGATTCTCATACAAGTAACAAAGCGCCGCGAGGTTGAGAGTCACCCGAAACCGCGGCCGCTTGTTTCCGATCCTCGTCGCGTTCTTGATCCACACGTCGGCAAACACTTTGTGATCCGCGCTCGAGCCCTCGGAGACGGTGTCGACCTCGAGCGCGACGATCTCGTCGTAAAAATGACCGGTCACCTTGAGGACCGCACTATATTCAGCGTCGGCCTTGAGACTCGCGAGCGCGGCCGCGGTGTCGGGCGCCGGCCGGCCCAACCGGGAGAGGAATTCGCCGATCGTTTTCGCCGCGGTCAAGATCGACGGCGCGTTCTTCGCGTGCCTCCGGTTGTTGCGCGCGCTTGCCTCGAGTGTCGCGCACGGCTTGCAGAGCTTGAGACGCGACCGGTCGGTCGCCGGTTTCACGATCCAGGGTTTCCACGTGCCGCGGCCGTGAGATTTCCCGACCGTGAAAGGGTGTTCGACTTCGCGGTTGCACTTGCAGATCATGATCAACTCCTTTCCTACCTGTCGCCGAGGTCGAGCACGACCGCGGAGAGGTTGTCGCAGTACACGCCGGAGACGCTCGCCTCGACCTTGCTCTCGTAAGTCTTGCGATCGATCACGATCCGCTCGACGGTGTAAGTATCTGAGGGATCCAGGGTGATCCCGACTTTGGTCAACTTGCGAGCGGTGCGCCGGCCGACTTCGAACATTAGGAAGTGTGGACCGGAAATCACGTTGCGAGCGCCGCACGACATTTTGACGCCGATCGAGATCTGAGCCCATGCAGTCGCGGCACACATTGCAACCTTGCTCGTTTCGAGTCTCGCCTTGTTCATTGTATCCTCCGGGGTTTTTGTTGCGTTGGTCATGCTTTGAAGTATTGCAAACGGTGTGCCAACGCACACCAAAATTCGGTATCCTGTGAAAACGCACACTTACACTCGACGCGGTGCTCCGAAAGGGTGAAAAAACCCCGCAATAGTTGCGGCCGGTGACACAAAACGGCACCGTTCCGGGTTCTTGGGCAATTTCGGGGGTTTGCAAGAGTCGCGTTTCGGTGTGAGGTTGCACAACTTGCGAGGGTGTCAATCGTCTGAATTCTCGAGGGAAACGAGGAGCGCGTTGACCTTGTGCGCCTCACGGTGAGCGTTGACCTCCTCAAGGAGAGCGACCGCGAGCGCGGCCGCGGTGTCGATCTCGAAATCGATCGCGCCGGCGAGCTTGTTGACCGCCTCGACTTGTTCCGGCGTGAGATCGGCCGGTAACCACCGGGGGGATCTCACGACTTCACCCGACCGGAGAGGATCCCGAGCTCCCGGAGCGCGGACCGGCAAACGATCGAGATCGCCCGAGCGTCGCCTCGGAGCGAGGAATCGAATTCGATCGAGGTGTGGAAAACCCCGGTTTTGGTGTCGTACCCGCCGACGACCGCCTCGATCCACTGGCCGTCAATCGCCTCGACGATCCGCACTCCGCGATCCTTGCGCCGGAGCTTGCTCCCGCTCCGAGTGTATTTCTCGAAATCGACCCGGAAAACCCGGCCGTTGAGAGCGTCGGTTGCCTCGGGCAAGAACCGGGAGACGTGAGTTGACAGGGTGTCGACTTGCGGGATTTGGGTATTCATGGTTTTCTCCTTTTTTACCCGGCGTTTAGGCGCCGAGCTCCTCGGCGTCGGATTTCCAGCCGTTGCACACGATCCAACCGTTTGTTTTTACGTCATATCCATCAGCGAAAGCGGGTCCGCAAT